ACTTAACTGGCTTCTCAATGGACGAGCTTTTAGAGATGGATATTAATTTGGAAGGCGCACTTGAAGCAGTAATTGATGAAAGTAAAGCGGATGATGTTCCTGAAGTAGTAGAAAATCCAGTTATTAAATTGGGTGACTTAATTGAGCTTGGCAACCATCGCTTGCTTTGTGGGGACAGCACGAAGGATGAAGATGTTAATCGATTAATGGATAGTAAAAAGGCTGATATGGTTTTCACTGATCCTCCTTATGGTGTGAGCTATTCTAATAATATGAATACAAAGCACAAAGTAATAAAAAATGATGATGTTTTTTTAGATGGTTGGATTCCATTGGTTGAGAAATATTCTAAAGGTTTCATTTTTATGTGGACTTCATACCAAGTTATAGCACAATGGATTGATATTACGAAGCCGTTTGGTAAAATGAGCAATATGATTATATGGTATAAAGGCGGTGGAGGGCTTGGAGATTTAAAAGGAGCTTTCGCCACTGATTTTGAAATAGCTCTTGTATGGAACAGAGGAGCAGAGCTTCAAGACAAGCGCATAGGCAGCGTATGGAGTATCAATAAAGATAATGGGGCATCATATGTTCATCCAACACAGAAGCCAGTTGAACTTATGGAAAAAGGGATTTTTAATTGCTCTTTTGCAAAGTCAATAGTTATGGATTTATTTTTAGGAAGTGGTAGCACACTCATAGCTTGTGAAAATCTAAACCGTAAATGCTATGGAATGGAGCTTGACGAAAAATACGCCCAAGTAATCATCCAACGCTGGTGCGATTACACTCAAATAGACTCTATCAAAATCAATGGGGAAATGGTATCGTGGAATGACTATAAAAACAGTGTGGATTGATGACACCAAGCAACCTAAACCGCAAGAGGTAACAATTGGAAAATAAACAAGTTACTCCGAAAACAATAAATGCAGTGGATCTTGCTAAGATATTAGACCTTAGCGAGGTAAGTATCCACGAACTCGTTAAGAAAAATATTATACCGAAAGAGGGAAGAGGCAAGTTTATCCCCCACAAGTGTATCGTGTATTATATTAGACATTTACGCGAGCAAGCCGCAGGGAGAGGTGGAACAGATTTAACGGATGAACGATCACGGCTCGCAAGAGCGCAAGCAGAAAGAGTAGAGATGGAGAATGAAGTAACCCGTGGTAATCTTATCAGTATTGAAGAAGTGAGAAAAGAGAACGAATATACCGATATGGCGATACGCAATAAATTGCTTGGAATTAGCAAGAAGCTCGCCCCGCATTTATTTTTGATAGACAATCTTGCTGAAACAGAAAAGATAATTGATGATAATATTTACGAGATATTACTTGAATTGTCAAGACTTGGCAATAATGAATGTTAGAACACGCAATTTCTTAGTATATGCTCCACCTCCAAAGCTCACCGTATCACAATGGGCGGACTCATATCGATACCTATCAAGTGAGTCATCCAGCGAGTCTGGAAAATGGAGCACCGCTCGGGCAGAGTATCAACGCGGGATTATGGACTCATTCAGCGATCCGGCAATTCATACCGTCGTCTGGATGAGTTCGGCACAGGTTGGTAAGACTGAGGCGCTCAATAATATTATAGGGTACTTCATCGACCAAGACCCTTCGCCTATCTTAGGATTGCAACCGACCTTAGAGATGGGTCAAACATGGTCAAAAGACCGTATCTCTCCAATGCTTCGTGATACGCCAGCGTTGAAAGATAAGATAGCAGACGCTCGATCACGTGATAGCGGAAATACAATACTACATAAGACGTTTAGTGGCGGTCATCTTACAATCGCTGGGGCTAACTCTCCTGCCTCTCTTGCATCTCGTCCGGTTCGTGTAGTTCTTTGCGATGAGATAGACCGTTACCCTGCATCAGCTGGGGCAGAAGGCGACCCCGTATCACTTGCCTTTAAGCGGACTACTACATTCTGGAATAAAAAGCGTATGCTTACCTCAACCCCCACGATCAAAGGGGTATCCCGTATCGAAATGGCTTATGAAGAGAGCGATATGAGACGGTTTTATGTTCCTTGTCCTGAGTGTTCACATGAACAAACGCTAAAATGGCTTAATGTATCATGGGAAAAAGACGATCCGCATTCGGCACGTTATTCATGCGAGAATTGTGGTTCACTTTGGAGCGATACTAAACGATGGGGAGCCGTTAAAAAAGGGCATTGGGTAGCTGAAAAAGAGACAAAAGGTATCACAGGGTTTCACCTTAATGAGATTTATAGCCCTTGGGTATCTCTTAGCGATATGGTAACAAACTTTATAGAGGCTAAAAAGTCAAAAGAGACATTGAAGACATTCGTTAATACTTCACTTGGTGAGACATGGGAAGAGGAAGGGATACAACTCGATGACAATGAGCTAATGAAACGAAGAGAGGAGTATATCGATGTGCCAAGCAGTGTGCTTGTATTGGTTGCAGGGTGCGACGTGCAGGACGACCGTATCGAAGTAGAGGTAAAGGGCTTTGGATCGGGCGAAGAGTCGTGGAGCGTTGATTATAAAATCATCTATGGAGACCCCGCAAAGCTAAATGTGTGGCAAGACTTAGATACTGCACTGCTCCAACAATACCAAAATGAAGACGGTTACGCGATGCGTATCGCTGCATCATGTATCGACTCAGGTGGGCACTTCACGGATGCGGTTTATAAGTTCGTTAAAAACAAAGAATCGCGCCGTGTGTATGCCGTAAAGGGATCAAGTTCAGCAGGTGCACCACTAGTTAACCGTGGAACGAGATCGAATAAGGGTAACGTCAAACTCTTTGCAGTCGGTACGGATACCGCTAAGGAGCTTATCTTCGCACGCCTTAAGATCGAAGAATTCGGGGCTGGGTATATGCACTTCAATATAAAAATAAACGACGAGGAATATTTTAAGCAATTAACAGCTGAAAAAATAACCACAAAGTTTGTAAGGGGTTTCCCAGTTAGAGTGTGGACGAAGACACGTCCACGTAATGAAGCTTTAGATTTAAATGTTTATGCTTTGGCCGCGCTTGCAATTCTTAACCCTAATTGGACAGCATTACAAGCTAACGTGGCTAAAAAATTACAGCCAAAAGAAGATCAACAACCACAAATACAAGAAGAAAAACAGCAGTTTGTAAAACCAAATCGATCTCAAAAACCGCGAGGAAGTTGGGCTAAAACGTGGTAATTTAGGGCTAAAATAGCCCTTTTTTTTAATCCTCTTCATTAATATTAAATAATATCTACATTCTACTCCCCCCCATTAAACACCACCATTGTCAAAAATAAAACATCAAACTGTATAAAAAGTAATCAATATTTGCATATAAATTAATCTTTTCCAATTTTACGCCTACCAAAATGCAAAAATTGTATCAATGGATAACTTAACACTTGACTCTCTATTTATCGGCGATACTGTCACGAAGCAAATTAACCTTAATGGTTATTTCCCCGCCGACTACACTCTCAAGTATGAGATCGGGGCAATTACGTTTACATTTTCGGACGACGGGGTTAACTTCACGCTTTCAGCGGTGCTCACTGGCATTACAACGGGCGAGTATAGTTATCGTGCCGTCATTATCAACAAATCCACAACTGCCAAAACAACCCTATTGCAAGGTCGCGTCAAGATTACTGACCTGTCCTATAAATCCCACGCACGAATCACACTTGATGCTATCGAAGCAATACTCCAAACCCCATCTATGCAGTCTGAATTTACGATAAATGGGCGATCAATCAAATACTTTTCATCCGAACAACTCCTAAAACTGCGATCAACTTATAAGCGCGAGGTAGCAAACGAGGAAGCATCAGACCGGATTAGAGCTGGTTTAGGCTCAAAAAATAAAATCTTGGTGAGATTCTAATGTTTGAAGGCTTAATGGCACGTTTCGGCTACAAACCGACCGAACAAAAGACTGCAAAACGCAACTATTCGGGGGCAAATGTAGGGCGATTGTTCTCATCATGGCAGGCATTCAGCCAAACCGCTGATCGAGAAATACAATCCTCTATCACCGTATTGCGATCTCGTGCGCGTGAACTCTCACGTAATAATGACTACGTTAAAAAATACCTTGAGATGGTGCGTAAAAACGTCGTAGGCTCTAACGGTATTACCCTACAAGTGCGAAGCAAAGACCCAAAAGGGTCGCTCGACACCGGAGCTAACTCTATGATAGAGGATGCTTTTTACAAATGGGGCAAAAAAGGTAATTGCGATGTGACTGGTCGTCATTCATGGCGCGATATTCAAAACTTATTCATCGAATCAGTTGCAACCGACGGAGAGGTTTTAGTCCGCATTTTATTTGATCGAAAAAAAGGGCTACAGCTTCAATTAATCGAATCGGATATGCTCGATGAGCGTTTAAATGACATATCTAGACAAATATCTATGGGCATTGAATACGATGATAATGGAAGGGCTATCGCTTATCATATTTTTAAATATCACCCATCATCCCTTCAATCAACTACTTTAGTAAATAAGGTAGAGCGTATCTCTGCTGAAGAAATAATCCACGCCTTTGTTCCTTCTCGGTCAAGTCAAGGGCGCGGTGTTACGTGGTTGCGTACCGCTATGACACGGTTAAAAATGTTAGAGGGGTACGAAGAGGCGGAACTAACTGCCGCGCGTGTCGCTGCCGCTAAAATGGGGTTCTACACCTCACCAGCAGGGGAGAGTTATCACGGTGATGATGACGATAACGGAACACCTATTCAGGACGCAGAGCCGGGGGCGTTTGAAGTTCTACCAGAGGGATGGGATTTTAAAACATTCGACCCATCTCACCCGACAACCGCTTTCGCTGAATTTGTAAAATCCACTTTGCGCGGTGTTTCTTCAGGTTTAGGAGTTTCCTATAACTATTTATCCGGTGATTTAGAGGGGGTTTCGTACTCTTCGATCCGTGCGGGCGTACTCGATGAGCGTGATACGTGGCGAGATATTCAAGCATGGATGATTGAGACGTTATGTGATGTAGTGTATGAGAAATGGCTTGAATACGCACTACTAACAAAAAATCTCCCTTTACCTATCGAAAAATTCGACAAATTCAACGCGGGTACATGGCAACCGCGCGGCTGGGCATGGGTTGACCCTAAAGCCGATATGACAGCTTCAATCATGGCTATAAATTCCGGCTTAAAGACAGCGCAGATGGTTGCAAGCGAGCAGGGATTAGACATTGAAGATGTATATCTACAACTCTCACAAGAAGCGGCTATGCGTGAAAAACTCGGGATCAAAACAGATTTTAATTTAAAACAGGAGGCGATCGATGCACAAAACCAAAACAACAACGCGACAGATTGAAACTCTTTACCGTAACTTTGAAATTCGCGCAGTAAGCGAAGAGAATCGGACGGTTGAGCTTTCATTCTCAAGCGAAGAGCCATACGAAAGATATTGGGGGGTCGAAATCCTCGACCATTCCCCAACGTCGGTTAATTTGAGCCGTTTGAATAATTCAGCGCCTCTCTTGCTTGACCACGACACACGAAATCAAATTGGAGTAGTCGAATCGGCTGCTATCTCATCAGAAAGGAAAGGTGTGGCAACCGTTCGTTTTTCCCGCTCGGAACGTGGTGATGAGATATTCCAAGACGTAATAGACGGTATTCGCAAAAACGTATCCGTCGGGTATCAAATCGAAGAGATGATGCTCGAAAGCCGTGATGGTGATACCGAAACATACAGGGTTACAAAGTGGATGCCCTTTGAGGTGTCAATCGTATCAGTACCTGCGGATACATCGGTGGGCGTTGGTCGCGCTCATGATGAGTCACGGGCTACGGTAACAGTGGTTGTAATTGAGACAGATGATGATGATGACGATGATGATGAAGAAAATCAAATTGACGAAAGTGAGGACGTAATGGACGAAGAAAACACAGTAGTTCCACCAGTGGAAACAGAAGAAAAAACACTCGAAGTAAAAACCGAAAAACGATCTAACGATGCGGGGGAAATCCTTTCGCTAGGTGAGCGTTTTGAACAACGTGACGCGGCGATTGAAGCCGTCAAAAGTGGTTTACCACTCGAAACTTTCCGTGTTCAAGTCATGGATCGAATTGAAACAAAACAAAAGGAGACAAAAGTGAATAATAATACAGGTGATTTCTTAACTGAGAAGGAAAAAGGCGAATATTCATTGATGCGCGCGTTGCGTGATGCGGCAAACGGTAAACGTGGTACATTCGAGATGCGTGTAGGTGAAGAGGCGGCTCGTGCCAACGGTATCGAAGCTCGCGGACTTTATATCCCTGCTGATATGTTGATGCGTACAATGTCCGTAACTGATACTGGTTTCGGTGGTAATACCGTTGCGACAAACATTGCAAGCGGTTCATTTATCGACATTTTGCGAAGTAAATCGGTTGTAATGGCGTTGGCTACAAAGCTTGACGGCTTAGTCGGTAACGTTCAAATCCCACGTCAAAGCGGCGCATCAGTAGTTACTAAACCGTCGGAGAAAGTAGCTATCACTCAAAGCGATGTTGCGACTGACTTTATCACACTTGCCCCTACTCGTTACGGTGCATCGGTTCCGGTTACAAAACAACTTTTGATGCAGTCCTCTTTAGCAGTTGAGAACATGATCCGCAACGATATTGCGGCACAAATCGCTCTTGCTATCGAATCAGACGTTATCGCTGCGATTCTATCAGGTGCGACAACTGTGGCACTAGGAACAAATGGAGCTGTTCCAACTTGGCAAAACTTTATTGACCTTGAGAC